GTCGTTCATTCAGACGACAATCCTCCTTTGCTGAGGTAATCCATAACCCTTTGAAACTCCGCTTTCAGATCTGGGAAGACAGCTTTGAGATCCGCCTCCCGTCCATCTCTGCCTGCCTGTTCCACTTCCTCCAGAAACAGTTGCCCATGAGGTTGCTGTACCGTTAGTGGTTAAAAATTTTCCACTATTCCCTGTTTGACTAGGGATAAGTGCATCTATCTGAGATTGCAAACTTGCAATAGAGTCCAAGACAGACTGAGAAGTGCCGCCACCGTTGGTGATGACTTTAATCTTCTCTGCGACATCCATTGGGATGACTTCACCAGCATTGATTTCACGACCATCGCTAAGAACAATGGTTAACCCACCATCAAAATCAACAAATGCGTTAACTACGCTTACACCATCTTCACCATCTTCACCATCTTGTCCATTGGTTCCTGCTAGGCCTGGAGCGCCATCCACACCCATACGTCCATCTTTACCATTCTTACCATCACGACCAGGTTTGCCATCTTCTCCATCAGAAATAGACTCAACCTTGGTCTGTATAACATTGTTTAACTTATCAAAACGAGCCTCAAGGTCAGATTTGATTTTTTTCAATCCCGAAATAACAACTTCGACACTTTTACCAATTTCTTCATTGCGACTTTGTTTAAGTCTTTCGGAGGCAGCAGTTTTTAATTCAGCGGCCATATCCATCATCTCTTCAGGAGACATTTTGTCTACTTTTCCAAGAATGCTCATGATTTTAATTCCCTGGTAATTTGGTTAAGGAAATCTTGTTCCATTGTAATGGGCTGTAATTCCGTAATAATTTGGTTAAGGAAGTCTTGTTCCATTGTGGCGCGGTTAAGAAAGCTCTCTTCCTTCTTTAAGTTTTTATCCTGCATCTGCAACTCAACAATTTTAGAGTTATTTTTGATGTCAGCCTCTTTGAGCATCAATTCAGCAATTTTGACACGCTTATCGAACTCGACTTGATTGGCATCAGACTGTTGAGGCAGATTTTTGGTAACGGCAGCTAGTGTTTTAGCCTGCAATTCCTGCGGCATAAGTTGCGCTTCAGTGTTGAGCTTGTTAGCCTCTGCACGATTTTGCTCTGCTTGGGTTGTATTGACCGCAATCTGTGCCTGAGCAGCCTGAAGAGCCATTTGCGTCTTTATTTGCTCCATTTGCTGTGCCATTGGGTCAGCTTGACTCATTTGCTCTAATGCAGCAATCAACTCAAAGCGGTTACTCAGGCTGGAATTGCTCAGAATTCCTTTAAGAATCAACGGCAGAACGGGCGTATTCGGGCCAAGGGTCTGTAGCAAGCCAATGAACTGTTGTTGCTCATGCTCGCGGGCAATGATTCCCAAAGTAGCGGTAGGCAAAAAGTTCATGTCTACAGAAGGATACCGCTCAGGGTCAAATTGCATAAAGCGGAAAGCCGCTTTGTTGATGAACGGGATGAGGAAATCCTCTTGGAAGTTCACTAAAGTGCGTTTGTACCGCTTGATGATGGACGCAACCGCCATCGACATACCGCCTTGGCCCATATCACGCGCACCAGCAGACACCATTCCCTGCGAATCTAGCGTTCCAGTGCTTTGCAGCAGCATACGCTCAAAGTCTTTGGCAGTGGCTAGATTATTGCCATCCGTATTGCCAAATTTGAACGGCATCAAAATCTCTGTTGGATTGCCGTTTGTCAGAAAAGCCTTTCCAGGCTTAACCTCAAACTTAGCTCCACGGGGCAAGCGAGTAGCATCCACCGCAATCATGGGTGATGTCGTTAATGCCAACGAGTCCAAGTGGCTACGAACCTGTGCATCAATAGCTTTCTGCATATTGAACGCTTTTTCCACAGTTCCACGACCCAGCAAACGATTTGGAACCGTATCATCTTGGTAAGCCAAGACAGGGCGGTCTTTCATCATGTATGGGTTTTCTTCTGCTTTGAGAAGCAAGCCATTGTTTGCAATGACTACGATTGCCTCTACCATGTCTTGGTATTCTTCGGCAACAGAGTCTTCAGGGAACAGGACTTCAACTTCCTCATTCACCTTTTTTAGGTACTCTCGCGGAACCAACCCGTAGTAGGTCAGCAGCAGCACTTTTTCATCTTGGTACTGCACAACCTCTTGAGTAGGCTCAAGGTCTGTATCGTCATAGGTCGGCGTGATGTTTACCTTACGGTAGATTCCACGCTCCATGCCACGCACAACTTTGTGTATAGATACATACTTCTCAATGGCAACGCCCATGCAGTCATCAACTGATGTCCCGTTCGGGTCAGAAAGAAAGTTCTTGGGGTTAACAGGGACAAGCTTTACCGCAACGCGCTCTTTCTCAATAACGCCAATAGCAGCTTGTCCTGGCTGACCTGGAATTGGCTGCGTGGAAGGAGTGAACTCCTTTTCCATGCTAACAACAATTTCACCAATGCCAGTGCCATAGATTTCAGCCATTAGCTCAATCTGGTCAATAGACTTGCGGATTTTGTCTTTCTTGAAGTCTTCCATCATCTGCGCCTTGAGCGCAGCAACATCAAGTGGAGTACCGTTCACATCCTTGATGTCATCTTGAATGTCAAAAAACTCGCCTTGACCAAAGATAGCTTCCATGATTTCTGCATGGCGTGTTTCAACTGCTTGTTGGGTAGCAGGAGTCACGATGCGGCTACGCTCAGACTCACGGGTCTTGTCTTCAGAAGCCCACTCGCCACGGAAGATGCGCTCGTACTCTAGGTAGTCATCAAGAAAGTTGGTATTACGATAATCACGCCAGCGGTCACAATGGTCGGTGATAAAAGCGACTAACTCCTTATCTTCAGGAGTCGGCTCATCGTAATCGTTTTGGTCAAGTTTTGCCATCTATATTCCCGAAATAACGTCCATCGGTTCCCACTCTTCATCGTCTTCATCCTGCTCATAGTAGGATGTTACGGCTAGTTGGTCAATGTATGCAAGACTATCTGGCAAGTCATCATGTACGCCTTGTGCGGGAAACATCAGGAGTTGGTCAATGAAAACATCCCAATCCTTTTCCTTATTCAGAATGATGCGCCCATGCTCAAAACGTCCTTGGAGACTCCAGATAATTCTGTCCGTCTTTTTCCGATTGCCGTGGGTCAGGTCAACTATGTGAGAATATACATTATTTTTTCGCATCAAATCCGACAGATACGGCAAAACAGCGTTTTTTAGCGCTCCTCGCTCAATTCCAACACTAATTGGTCGGTAATCCCGCATCTTCATCACAATTTTAGAAGCAGTCTCACGGATGTCCCACCGCCCGTGGTCAATCTCCTTAACAAACCACTTACCGTCTTCAGTGACCTTGACGATGCAGATTGATGTCTCGTCTAGTCGCTTTTTCGCGTTAGCAGCTTGTTTAGCCACTTCTTCAAAGCCAGCCAAATCGATTGCAATGAAGTAGCTACCGTGTTCAGGTTCAACGCCATACTTTATCCATTCATCCTTAAAGGTGTCGCTACCAGCGTTATCAAAGGAAGCTAGGTACTCCTGCTTGAAAGCAAAGCTACTAAGCGTTTTCTTGGCAGACTCAATCTCGTCAGGGTCAATCAGCGGATTGTCCTTGGTCGTGAAGTGCCAAGACTTCCAATCATTATCGTCTTCTTTCTGGCCTAGCTTGAACAAGTCATAGAACCAGTTGCGCCCTTTGGGAGTGCCAATAAAGATAGCGCGGCCCTTCTTGTCTGACAGAGAAGCGCGGATAACCTGCTCCCAGGCTTCGGGCTTGATGTCCGCAACCTCGTCAAGCACAGCGTAAGTCAAGCTCACACCGCGCAGCGTATCGGGTCTATCAGCGCCACGAACGTAAATCTTGGCTCCGTTAATCATGGTGATGTCCATGTTGTTCACATGAGAGTTAGCAATGACTTCTCTGCCAATCTCCATCAACACATCCCAGATAATCTGACGAGCCTGTCCCTGCGTTGGAGCCACATACAAGACTGCTGAACCCGCAGGACATTGTAGAGCCTCAATGATGAGTGCAGTAGCTGCCAAGCGAGATTTTCCACACCGCCGCCCAGCAGCAACAACCTTGAATCTCGATTTATCGGTGAAAACTTCGCGTTGCCAAGGTAGCAGGCTAAAGTTAAGGTCAGACATCAATAACCTCTTCGTTGACACGGTTGACAATAGGAGTGTCACCAATGCCAGTGATGTTAATAGTCACAGCAGACCTAGCGCCCTTGTCCTTCTCAAACATAGACACAGGCAGTGCTCTATCCATACACATCTTGAGCGCAGTGACCTGACCAGGGTGTTCATCGTTAAGAGCAATCTCAATCACCTTGCTGACAACATCCTTGCCAGACGCGCTAATCATCATGTCCTTTAGCTCTTTAATACGCTGTGATTCCGTCTTAGGCAACACCGCAGGAGGATTCTTTGCAAACCTCTCTAGAGTCATCTTTCTCATCTTTACCCTTTCGGAGACCTGTGCCATAATGAATCGGGGCCATCATCCAGCCCTTGGGAAGGCAGGCAGCTTACCAACCCAGATAAACGTAGCGAGTCTATCAGCAATTCTAGTAGCTATCCAGCGAACGGGTGCAAC